TTCAGGGGTTGCCGTGCAGTGAATTATGATTTTATCAATCTTTCTCATTTATGTTCTTGAAGTCCTGAGTTACTTCCTTGGCTCTTGCAAATAAGTTCTTAAGCGATTCCCAAAGGTCGATATTTTTTACCGCTTTGTAGTTTTCGTTTATACTTATAACCTCGATTGACACCAATACCAAAGCAAGAATTTTTGTAGTCATTAGCTCCACGCTAAAGAATGTCAGAACAATGTCATTTAAGATATAATAGTCGATGAGGTAAAACAGCATAACCGTAACCTCATACAATAGGATCTTTGAAATTACAGAACTAAGTTTTCTGGATGTAATCGGTGTGCCTAGCTTGCGAGATTTCCAGACACCAGTCAAGGTATCTAAAATTACAGAAACACCGATAAGAATAAGTATGCCCGATATAGGCAAAAAGAAGCTGGTAACAATAGCGAATAGTTGCATGGAATAGTTATTTAATTTAGTTAGCAGCAAAATTAGTTGTGTTTTCATTGCTCAAGGTGTTCTATTATCTGATAAGTAAGGTAAATTCCGACAAATATACCAATGCAACGTAAGTGAAAAATACCAGTTGCAAATAAAGCGAAAGACGAAAAGTATCCGCTTACAAAGTATAAAACAGAAAGTACCTTAGTATGCATTATTCAACAGGTAAAGGTTCAGACCACTTATCGGTAGCCATCAGTTGCAAAGCTTCTTCGTGATTCATTGCTTGTAAAATCTCTACGCTTCCGTCACTTATAAAGGAAGGTACTGCATCGTACTTGATTACAAACTCAGTTTCATCTAAACTTTTGCGAATCGTTTCTGCTGAAGTTTCGTGTATCTGTGAAAAGTCAATCAATTCTAAATCTGTCGTGCTTATTGTTGCGTATGTTTCTGCTATTTTGTTACTCATTTTTTATTCGTTTTTATGTTGGTACGTCTGTTGAAAAGGTTGAAAAATTATTCATTGTTCCGTTATTACCTCCCGAACCATTGTCAGTTAGAGTCGGGGCGGTATCTCCGTCTCCGCATCTCCACCAACTAAGTGGAGAAAAACTACTGATGTCACTTGGTACACCCGAACCATAAATAGCTGAGGCGTTTGCAGATTGGTCGCTATCCCAAACCGCCAATTCGTCAACCGTTCCTTCAAATCTAAAACCTGTATTGCCTGACGTTGCGCCAATAGTTGCTTCTGCCGATGATGCGCTTCTAATTCCTGTACTTAATGCAGTTGCGGTAAAAGGCGATGCGCCGTCTACAAATAATTTTAAACCATCTGTATTTGTTGTGCCGTCATAAGTTGCAAATAAATGATGCCAATTTCCATCGTTTGGCGTAAGTCCGCTACTTTGAACCATTGCGAATGCGCCACTTGTGTTGAATACCCAAAATTGCCACTTATTAGTTCCTGTGCCTCTCCAATTTAAAGCCCAATTTCTCGCAGTTCCGCTTGTAGAATCTTCATTTAAAATCATTTGAATATTTGCACCGCCTCCGCCTGTGTTTGTTGTTGGTATTTTTACCCAAGCAGAAACGCTTATTGCCGTTGTAATACCTAAACTTGTTGTGCCTATGTTTACAAAGTCATCAACACCGTCAAGCAATATGCTCTTTGTGTTAGTGAAAGACGGAGTAGTTGCCGTGCCAATATTAGTGTCTCCACTTGCGCTTGACTCGTATATTTTGCCCCATCGAATAGTATTATCAATTGCGCCTTTTCCGTAGCCGTTTGTATTGTTTACTGAAGCTTTACCCCAATCTATTGTATTTGCCATTTTCTTATGTTGTTATGTCTCCAAACAAATACCAAGTATTCGTTGCTACTTTTAATATTGTTGCTACTGCGTATTGAGCTGCAAGTTTTGTCTTTCCACCGCTTGAGTTTACCGTTACGCCCGATGTTGGTGTTACCGTTATTTGACCTGCACCGCCTTGAATTATTTCAATCCGTGTTCCAATAGGAAAAGCCGTACCTGCGTTTGTTGGTATTCTTGCATCTATTGCACTACCGTTTGTAATTATAACGGTTTTATGTGCATCCGTCAAAACAAGGTTATAAGTTGTAACCGTTTGCTCATTTAACGTACTATCTTTTAGTTGCGCACCGCTTATTTTCTTAGATACAAAACCTCCAGAGCCATCGCTTTCGGCAATAGCAAATAAATCCGTACTTGCAAGGTTGTTACTTTTTGCCGTTATCTGACTTATCTTGATGTCCGCCATTCTCTAATTTTTGTAAATAAATTCTAAGTTTCTCAATGTCTTTCTTCTTTGCCTTGTATCTTATATTACCCATCCAGTGAAGTTTATGTCGTCGCTCGGAAAAACGTCTCCGTCGCTGTTACTCGTGTACTCAGGAAAAGACGATTGATTAAAGTTCATATACTGAACAAAACGCTCTTTGTAGTGCATAGCCGTTTGCATTGCCTTTCCCTCTAAATAGTCTATTTCTTCTTTTGATACCGTATCGCTATTCTCGGAGTTGTGTTTGTAGATTCCTTTGTTTGAAATTGTATAAGCTCCGTTAGGCAAGTATCTTGCATAAGCAAAATGTATCAAGCAGTCTTTTATGTAATCATTCAATAAAGATAAATACGGATCCACCAAATTACTTGCAACAATATCCGCCTGAATCTTTTTAAGCAAATCCGTGCCAAGCATTTCTTGGATTTCTATATCTTGACTTATTTTAATGTACTGGATGAAAGTATCCGTATCAAGGTTTCCGTTCATTTGCGTGAACCGTACAATGTCGTCTCTTGTTATGAGTAATGCTGTTGCCATATCTTATTTCTCCCAATATTTTCTTGTTGCTGGGTTACCATCGTAAAACCCTTTTGTTCGTGTTTTGCTCGGTTCAATTCCAGCTGTATTCCATGAAGGGTCAGAGACAACATATCCCATTGATTTAGCAACGCTTTCTGTAATCTCTTTTGTTTTTGCCGAACCGAAAGGCGCAGTTTTATTTAAACTCATGTATGTACGTCGCTTCCAGCGATGTTTACAGCGAGCGCCGCCTTTATGCAACCAAATGCTATAAGAATCAGTTCCGAACGGACCAAATTTAGGATTTGCTGGTTGGTTGGTTAATTTAAGTATATCCTCTTTTCTGTAAACCTTTTGCGACCTCATCATTAATCTGCAAAACTTGCGTTCAGGCGCTGGGTTTCCTGTATATTGATACCGTACTTTAAAAAATACACCGCCAACCTCTCTATCTTGCTCGGATTCTTTGTTAGGCGCAGCTCTACCTGTTCTCAACAAATGAACTATTTTAGAGAGCGTTGTTTGCTTAGGTTTTAAATCCTCTGCTAATTCTGCAATTTTTGCATCAAACGCATCTTCTAAATCATAATCAACTTCTCTTTCATCTACGCAAATAAAGCCATCTTGCTCAATATCCTCTCCTCCTTCAAAGAAGTCTTGCAATACCTTGCTATCCTCGCTTAATTCTAAGCCTGTCTCTTCCTCTTTTTGCTCGTCTGTTACTATATTATCCAAGTCAGTAAATTCAAGCGGTTTGAGAGTCTTAAAATACAAGTTTAAGGATATACCGTTAAACGCTAAAATCTCATCAAAGGCATCAATCAACAAATCTTGCATTGGTCGTATTACCATATTGTCGAACAAAATAAACGAGTTCTGCAATTCATCGGCATTTGAACTGAAGCCGTTTGCGCTTGCTATTCCAAAGAGGAGGGGGCTCGTAATATTGTTTCCTAACATTATTTTTCTAAGGCATTCCTCTGCAAGTGTAGCGTAAAGGTCAGGCGCATCATTTACAGGCATCGCATCAACCGTTGTTTTACTTTCTGCGTTTGAATTAAAGCTTACAATTACCTTCTCGCCTTGCGTACCAGTTAAGCCTTGCATAACCTTGTGCTTAATCATGCGCTGTTGTTCCTCCGATGGTTGTCCATTGTTGAAATTTACAACTACTCGACTTGCAAAGCCATTGTTTACCTCGTTAATTAAGTAATCGCTTATTGACTCCTCTAAGGTGCAGTATGGTAAAGCTCCAATGTAATCAGGTAAAGCGTAGTATTTCAATCCTACCGAGTAAGGCTTAACGTAATAAATCTCAATAGGCTCATTTGAAAATCCAAAGGCTGGTATTCTTTTAGGTTGGTAGTTCTTTGTATCCGTCCAGTCATCCGAATAATAGTAAGCCTCAATCTTGCCCTCATCGTTGCACTTTTCAGCTCGTAAAAGTTGAACAGGCATATGATGAACTGCGGCTATCTTTTTACGATCCTTAGAGTAAATAACTTGCATAGCGCATTGTCCTAAAAGCTTCAAATCGCTTACTAAGTTTCGAACGTCCTCTTTCTTAAACATCGAAACCATTGCAGCATACTCATTAGGTTTTTTGCTTGCATCTGTTGCATTTAAACCTTTGCCGTAAACAAGTCTATTAATATTGTTTACAATCGCGTTTTGAGTGGTGCTATTTGTGTAGCAATCTATGAGAAACTGGAAGTAATTATTGTCATCCCCAAAGCTCACAAAGTCGTCTTTTTTGTTTTCTGAAATTACTGGAGCTTCGTATGCTGCTAATTCTAAAATGTGTACGTCTTTACTCATATAATTATGAATTCATTGTTTGACGGTATGCTTGTATATTTACCTTCATTTACTGAATAGGAATCTACCGCTTGATTTGTGCAAAATATTTTGTCTTTATAAACAACCGTATTT